TGTCATAGTTTAAGAATATCTCCAAAGGTTCTTCCGCATCGGGATGTGTAAGTACAATCTTTTCATATGCACTAACAGGAGCTGAAACTTTAACACCTAAATTACCTAATTTTGCAGATAATTGTGAAACTAATTCATCATCATCTACATAACTAGCTCCACCTTTGAAAATTTCTTCATTTATACCAATATCATTTATCGCAGCATTTTTACTTGCAGAAAGACTAATACCTTCTTTTAATTTTAATTCAGAGATTATACCAGGTTTGTCTTTACCTATTTCCTTAAATGTTTGATCTGATTTATATCCTGAATTTTCAAGCAATCCGTCATAGTTATCAATACCCGTTAATGTAGATACCGCACTTTCAATCCATTCTGCTTGTGATAATCTTGTTGTAGAACCTTCAGCAAAGAATGGTAAAGGTTTGGATGAACCATCTTTATAGAAAACAGTTACACCATTATCATCTCTTACTAATTTTGTGACTAATCCTGGACTTCTCTGATTTAACACACCTTGTAAGAACTGTAGTGATGATTCAATTTGTTGTGGTGTTCCATAATACAGAGCACCAACTTTATTAAGTTTGTTGAGGTCGGATTGTTCTCCTGTTCGAGTGTTTCTGTCTGATGCACTTTCGGGTGTTACTTTATAAGTTCTACCGAACATCATTTCTACTTGTGTGTCTAAATAATTATAAGCTTGGTCATATAGTTTTTGACCAAAGTTTATTTCTCCTTCTTCAACTTCTTGCACACCTTTTGATCTTTGGTATTCATCTCCATATTCCTTAATGGCTTCGTTAATAGTTTTATTATTAAAAGAACCTGACTTGTCAAGATTTATTTCTTTAGCATATTCGGGATGGTTTTTATTAACCCAAGCTCTGAATTCATCTCCTTCAGCTTTATTATTAAGAACAAGAGGTGGCATCTTTGTTATAGGGTTTCCGTCATCGTCTGTTGGTTTTTTCTTAAAATTTAAATCGGGAATTAGTTTACCTGAACTCGGATCGTTTGGATCGGGTATCAACAATATAGAGTTTTCATCTACTTCTTCGGGATCTAAAACAAACTCATATGGTTTACCATTCGGTGCAGTACCCGCTAAATCAGATAATACACTACCAACTTGTTGGTTGTTTACCAAATACTTTTTTATTATATCAGCTTTTGCTTTTTTATAGTTTGGATTGTTTCTTATATTGGCTATACTAACTGTATCTCCCGATTCAAGTTGATATTGACTTACCCAATTTTTATCCCATTGCTTTAGTTCATCAAGTAGAGGTTGCATATCAAACTTTGGTATATCCTCACGAAGAGAAAAGTTTAAAGATTGAATGCTACGCACATCTCCTGGTTTCTTTGATAGTGTCATTACACCATCATCTCCTGTCATTACCATTTTACCTATACTAACTCTACCCGTTGTTGGATCTATAAATCCTTGATGTTTAGAAAAATTACCAAACCCCTCAACATTTCCTAACTGCCATATCATTTGTCCCGCAGCTTTTCCTTCAGCAATCATTTTTTGTTTTTCAGCGTATACCTCTTGATATTTTTCTGATAAACTAAATAAATCTTTTGTACCTTGATCAAGATTAGCTCTTGAAATATTATAATCTTTTAATTTTAATGCACCCGATTTTAATAACCTGTCTTGTTGTAATCTAGTTTCTTGAGCACCTTCTGCAAAGTTCATTGCAAATTCATTCAATCCTAAATGCTCTCCTTGTGGTGCGTTGCTAAGTGTTTCTCCTAGTTCAGCGGAAGCTTTGTCAATAGCGGCTCTCTTTTGCTCTCTTATAGCACCCTCAAGTTTAAGGGTGTCAGAAAGTGATTTTCCAATTTCTGCCCAATTTACTGTGGAATCAGCTTGTTGTTCAGCATATTTAAAATAAGTTTTAGCCATTCTATTATCCTTGTATTCCCATAAACCCATCCATAGGATCAGCGGGTTCTACTAAATTTAGTTTTTCTAGTAAGATAGTTCGTTGTCCAGGAGATAAAGAATCCATATAGTTTTTAAAAGTATCTCTATCCATATTTTTTATCTCCTTCACATCAATTTTTTCAGCACCAATCAATACATCTTCCATTTTTCCTTCTGCGTTTTCTTTCTTTTGAATACCCGCAGCAACAAAGTCTCCTAGCTCTGTTTCACTTAATGTTAAATCTGCAATTCGACCTTGTAGGAAATCTTGTTTGACACCTTGTACTCTTTGGTTGGCTGCATCATCTGCTCTATATGCTTTTCGTGCACCCGTGCCTATACCTAAGAAACCATCATCGGGATTAGCGGTTCTAAAATCTTCTATAAAAGTTTTTTTATCTTCTCTAACGGCTTTTCTTTGTCCTTTATCAAACTCTCTTACACCTTCTGATTTACCATAAGTAGGAGATAATTGTGCGACTCCCGAAGCAATTTGACCAACACCCGCTATACCTTGTTGAACCGCAGCGGCTTGATTATTTTGTGCGTCTCTCATTGCTTGTTGAGCACCCGCTACTTCTCCTAAATCTAATTGAACACCTATGTCTCTTAATCTTCCTTCTTCTTCTGCCGCAGCTTTCTCTAATGCGGTTAACTCTTTTGACATTGCGGAACGGATTCCCGCTTGACCTCTTTGTTGAGCAGCAAAAACTCTACCCGCAGTTGCCGCAGCTCCTCTTTCACTTTCTTGCCCCGCTTCAACTGCTTGTGCACCCGCACTCAATAAAGCTTCTCTTTCTAATTCGTAAGGTTCTCTGTCAATATCTAATGCAGCAAGAGTGTTTTTTGTGAGTTCTTTTCTTGCTCTTTCCATAGCTAAATCAGCTTCTCTTTCTGCTTTAGCAGCAAGTTTTCTTTGTTGCCCCGCTTGAATAAAACTAGCGGTTGTTGTTCCAACTGATATAACTAATCCTGCAATTACTCCTGACATAACATTTTTTTATTATTAATTACATAGCTTGGTAATTCTTTGTAATTATATGTATACACTTCTTTTTCTGCTTCTTCAATAGTTTCTGCATCAGTTTTATAAACACAAGTCCAAACACAATCTTCGTGCATAAATGCGACTCTTTGTGTTCCTATATCTGTTTGCACTACCATTGGTGCTTTAATTCGTTTAACTTCTCCTGTGTCTAATAACACAGACATTTCTCCTTTTAAAAAAAAAGATGGGTGGCTTTGTTTATGTATAAAACTTACAACCAAACTATTCTTTGGCATAAATATTTCCCGTGTATATAAACCATCTTTTAAATGATGTTTCACAGGCATCAACTCATCCATCTCTTTAGTATGATGAATAACGACTCCTTCTTGGTCTAAAATTGTGTCTTTGAATTGACTAATTTTTTCCCAAAGTATACCACGATTTTTGTTAACCTCTTGCAGTATAGCTTCAGGGTTTTCGTTTAAACTCAAAAAACTCATACTTTTCTACAAAGATAAGAAAATTAAGGGAAAGATTTCATTACATCAGCCATCACGGCAAATAGCTCTACTGCGGCAGTATTATTGTTTCTTAATTCAAACACACAATAGTGCCCTAAAAGTCCGTGAGACTCTGCTACACCCGACTTTATAAAGAATATATAGTCAGCATCTGAAGGTGCTTGACCTACTACGACACCCGCAGTATTTGTTATGGTAGTGTCAATAATAATTTGATTTATACTGTTCTGTAAATCTACATTTATATTTAGTAAAACACCACCTAATGTCGGTGTTATTGGCGATACATTAGGATCTCCAAAATATATTAAATCTCCAACACTTAATATTGAACCAATACTTATATCTAATGCAAAATTAATAATAACAGATGCGGGGTTAGTTGCATCTACAGTTGTGCAATTAGCAATACCATTTACTGACCTCAACGGAAACTGTGCTGAGTTAGCGGGTATGTCAATATATTGTCCAGGAACATTAGTTTCTGTAGTTCCTTCAGCTCTTAAAAAAGCATAGTAGTCTCCTTCTTTTAATTTGAAGAACGAACTTTCTATAAAGTTTCCCGTTTGCTGATCACTAGATCCGTTAAATGACCACGCATCATCCGATTCTAAAGCAATGGTTTTAAATACTTTGTTAACCAATGGGTTTTCATTAAAGACTGATGTAATATTAGATGAATAGTTTACACCATAATATTGATTTCTAATTGAATTAGTGTTGTGTCTATATAAGTTTCCACCTTTAAATGTGTAAAAATAATTATTCATTCCCATCATAAAGTCAGGGAAAAAACTGTAAAAGGATGGAAACCCTTTTACTCCTTCATCATATGTTAGTGTATAATTTGTTGACATATTAGCAATTTACAAAATTAGTTATTACTCCATTTCCATCTATAGTTATAAATTTCTTACCACTTGCGGGGTTGATAGTGTATTGTCCAGGACTGTATTTTTGAGCACCATTCTCATCTGCAAAAGCAAATTCGTTGAGTGCGGGATCTCCCGCAGTTCCGTTAGAATTAGGTGCAACATAAACTGTATTTGGAAATTGATCTGTACCACATTCTTCTCCCACAGTCGATATTGGTGTGGGTAACAAAGGTGCGGGACAGTTTATTTGTAAATCAAATGCCGTTCCGCTACAAGGACCGACAACATCTACAATTAATATTTCATCTACATTACTTGTTTTAGGAACTACTAATGTAGCCATATTAGTAGGTTGAGAATAACCACCCAACAATACTACATCGGCACTTGATCCTTGTATGTTAACAGTTTGCCCTGTTCCAACATAATCATTTACATTACCGCCTTGATAAACAAACTCATTTAAATTTGTAAATCCACCCGCATCTAAGGTAGTTCCTATACCGCAGTCTAGACTTGGGTTACCTAGATATACAAAATTATTCATTGAACTTGCAGCCGCATATCCGTGAGTTTGACTTGTGGTTTCACTTGTGCTATATGTTCCTAAACTTGCTTTTATACCATCGGGTATTCCTCTAGGACTAAAATATATAAGCATAGCACCCGTATCTGTTCCTGATTGGAATGACGCTTTGTAAAATCCTTGATCTCCATCTGCGTTTATCGGAGAATCACATGGACTTGCACAACTTGGACAAGTTTGAGCGGGTAATAACACACAGTTTACTTGCTCTCTTGAAATGGTATTATCAGAATAAAAACCATCGGGAGCACAAACAGTTAAGTTAGAATCACTAAAAACCGCAGTCGCAGTAGCGAGGGTAGGTCCGTTTAAATAATATGTATTTGATGTAGACATAATTAAAATTTATATTGGGGTTACACAATCACAAGATATTACATTTACAACTACTCCTGAATCCACACTTACAAACTCTGTTGCACCAATCACATCTGTAAATCCTGGTGGAATACTAATCAATTGTGTTGCAAAGGTACAATCTACATATTCTACACTTTTTTGATTTACAGTAGAGTTTGTTAACTCATAAATATTATCAACACCTACACAAGATTGTTGCGGATGGAGTCTGTCTATAGGATATACAGGTGCAGAGCTTGTTGTTGAAACAATTTCGTATACACAACTAGATCCCGTAAATTTACTATCAACCTCTACAAAATCTCCTACTTGAACTCCTAAACCAAAGGAATCCTCTAACACATCAAAAATATCTTGGAATTGTGTAGAGTCTAATCCTTGTCCCGCACAAAGTTTACCTAAAAATGCGGGTTCTTCTTCTTCGGGACATTTACAATTATTAAATATTAAATCAACATTATTACTTATTTGAGTTACTTCTGTGGTGCAAATAGTTGCAGATGTAGTTTTGGGAGTAAAGTTTATAGTAGTGACTTGACCACCATTATCACAATCTTTAAATGTAATACTACCCGATGTTCCTGAAGCAAGATTTACAGTATAAAAATTACATACTTGCGTACAAGTGCTTTCAGTTGCAAATGATGTTATACTGATACTTTCCACATCTTGTACTAAAGATATTACTTCATATACACAATCGGGTTGTCCTGTAATTACCACTAAATTTCCAATACTAGGAGTAATGAGAGGAGAATCCGCAATTACTTCGGGGGGTGCAGAATTTGTAAAAGTTGATTGACATCTCCTTAGTCTATAATTTGTGGTTGGTGGTGGTGCACCACACTCACATTTATTTAACACTACAACAAGATCATCTATAAATACACCCGAACTTGTAATGCTGCCACTTGAACAAAAAGTTACACTACCTCCTCCATCTACAAGAACTTGTTGTGGAGCACCTTGACAATCAGTATAAAATATAGTTGGTTTTATTGATGTTGGATTAGTTACAGTATATTCTTGACAAGTTCCGCTACAATTGTCTATGTTTAATTTTGCAAGAGCTGAAAAAGTTGCAGTTTGATTTGATTGACTCAATACTTCAAACGCACATCCTGGAGTTAAACTTGGATCATTAATGGTAATAAAATCTCCAATTGAAATCGTACCACTTAAATCAGTTTGGTCTACATATTCTATATTTATAACTTGGTCGTTTCTACATTGTTGAACTAAAAATGTAACGGCAGAAGGTGGATCGCTTTGATCACATTCACAACACACATCAGCGACACTTGTTCCATAACATAATATTACTTCAGTTGGTTGTCTATAGTCATATATTAAATATAAATTATCTCCCGTATTAGGCATTGTAAATTGACCACTATAAATATCGGGAGCAAGTGTAGCATCTGTTGGTAAAGTTTGTGTTGACGCATTTAATAATAAAGCTAAAATATCTGCGGGGGTATTGTTGTACCCAATATTACTTCTTAAAAATTTAAAACTCATTGTGCTTGGATTAAACACAAAATCATCACTCGGTGGTATTTTATTGTTATTTATTGTAACTGTTGCTCCGTTAGCGGGAATCACACCACCTCCTTGAGGACCTGAAACAACTGAGTATTGAGAAACTAAAGGGTTGTCAAATCCTGCTTGTAAAACTACAAGCTCTGAATGTTGAGGAGAAATAAATGCACCATCTGTCCATCTGTATTCATTGTGAATAGATTGGTTTGCCTCGTTGTTATTATTAACAGTAATCTGATATATTCTGATAGTTGGAGCATCGGGACAATTTACAGTAAGTTCAATGGTAGCACTACCCGCACCACTTACTGTAACATCTAATTGAGTTTCTTGAACTGAATCTTTATTAATGGTTTCAGTATATGTTCCATCTACATCTATATCTACAGTTGTAGAAGCGTTATTATAATTAAAATCTAACTCTATATCATTTGTTATGTTAGTAACATTTATTACAATACCTACATCTCCAACAAGACTACCTAAATCATAACATAAATCTATAATTTGATTAGCATCTTTAGGAAAAGTTCTTGTGGTATTACAATCAATACAAACCACCTCTGACGGCAATTGTAAGTTGTTAGAAGAAAATACATACTCATCCATATAAGGATCAAACCCTCCTAGTTTTTGTGTAGTTGGAAAATCAATAAATAAATCTCTAAACCAACTTCTCATATTGTTTTCTGAAATAACAATTAATTGTTCGTTACTATAAGCCGTGCCTTTTAACTGTAATAAAGCACCTCGTTTAGCATCGCTGAAATATTTATCGTATCCATATATAGCATAGCTTTCGGGGTTTCTACTAATTCCAAATTCTTCTAATCTTGCAATCTGTGTTCCTAAAACTTCGGGTACTGAAGCAATCGCTCCGCCAACGGCAGCATCTGATAATAAATTTTTACCTGCTAATACATAAGATATTTTATCTTCTTGCAAACATAACACATCGGTGCTTCTACCTTCTATTCTCATTATAGGTCCAAAAGAATCTTCTAGGTTTTTAAAGTTTAATAAACCTAAATTAAATTCATTTAGTTTATTTACATTAGACTCATCATTATATATACCACTATAAGTTAAATCTGCGAACCTATGGACTTTTCTATAATCTTCAGATTGTGTTGAGGTAACTCTGTTTCCTAACACCATAGTTTTACCAATTATAGAATCTCTTATTTTATAACTTTCAACTCCGTTTCCAAAAGCAAAACAATTTGCAAAATCTGTAGATACAAGAGCGGGTAATAGTGCGGTTTGATTTTGGTCTCCGCTTTGGTTACCCGATTGATGTAATCCATTTTCAATAGCAAAAGACTGTGAACCTTCAAACCATATATCGGGGTTAGCATCGAGTGGTAATGTTTCCCAAACAATTGTGCTTTCTGCTCTAAATATTTCCCACTCTACTTTTACTCTTGACCTTCTTTTAGACTTTCTTGATAATCCACCGCAACCTCTTGTTCCCGATACTAAAAATATTATTTCATTGGTAACAGTATGTTGATACCATTGGATAAAATTAGTGCTAAGAGTAGGAGTTATAGTAGCTCCAGGATTACCATTTGCTTCAGTTGCTAAAGTAGATATATACTCATTTGTAATTAAACTTGCACCTCCACCAACTTCTTGCTCACCGGTGTTTATCAAAGCTTGTATGTTTTGTCCGTTCCACCAATCTATTATATTATCATAGTCGTTGTTAGAAACTAATGTTAACTCTAAATTATATCTTCTTCTTTCACAGTTTCCGTTTCATTGACCAACACCATCTCTATTCCATTTAATTTTCAAAACGATTCTTGAACCTTGTGGAATATCAAAAGGTGTATAAACTCCGTTGGCATCGGGATCTCCACTCAAACCTTGATATTTTTCTATAGGATAATTTCCATTTAAAGCTGATGTTTGTTGTTGTCCTGGAGTTATCACGGGGTTTTCTCCCGTATCAATACTAAAAGTATTTACTCGCATTTTCATATATGTCCCTGCGGGTATGGGAACTAAAATATCGTCTCCATTGGAATCTTGTGCTCCCGTTGGGACTTCAATAAAATCTTCTGTTTGTGCTTCTTTTTCTAACACAGTTGCAAAAGCACATCTATTCAAAGGTCCGTCAGTATCAGCTTTTACTATATACCTATCTCCATCATTTACTTTATTTTGATTCTCTCCTTCTAATAAAAAGTAAGTATCATTTGTTGCGGGATCGGTAAAGAATATATTACTATAAATGGTTTCATAAGTTTCTCTATCGGGTTTAATACAAAACTTATATCTTTTCGCCCATTTAGGAGGTCTTTGCGTAACGGGTATAGTAACAATTAAATTGTTCTTAGTTTCAGAGTTTGCACAAGGAATATGAACTGAATTGTTTTCACTAACTAAAGCAGTTGTTGCTCTATTATATTCATCCATATATATTATACCAACCTCATAATCTCTATTACTGTGTAAGCTTCTAGCGTTGGCAACTTCTTGAAAAGTAACTTCAGCAAATGTCCATTCGTAATATTAATAAACTGTATCTCCTATTAGAGTAGGATCGTCTACAAACTTCATTGCAATTAATTGAATACCTATTTCAGTTGAACCAGGTGTTGTCTCTATAAACAAAGGTTCATTTGATCCATTTATACCACTTTCTACTTTTGTAAAACTTGGATTTTGGTTTGCATCTAGCGTTTGAGGTATCGCACAATTTACAATGTCAGTCCAAGTGTTTCCATCACAAGATGTTTCAGCGTTTGGATCTGCGTCATAAACAGGTTTTATATTCGTAGCTATACCAACTGCTTCTTGAAATTCTACGGATGTAGCTAAATCATAAACTGATGCGTAATTGTTAATTAATATAAAACTTAATTCTACCTGAACATTAACTGTGGTTTCACTTGGTGCGGGTGTTCCGCTAAACAAACTATGTGTAAAACGAGCATCAATCGTAATAGAAGCTCCTTGCACTAAGTCCACCCCCGCTAAATCAATCTTTAACATAGAATCACTAATAGTTTGTGTTGAACCATAAGTGTATGTACCCACATCAAAACTGTCGGGTATTTCAGTAAAACCAATTAACTCAGCATTTAACCTTGCAAAATAATCAAACCTAACGGGACTATTAAACTCATCAATTAAATCATAATTATCTTCATAATTACCATATATTAATCTGTTGCCCATAAGTGTTAAAGCTTGAGCTTTCAAAGGAACATTATCATATAATCTTAATGTTTCACTCTCGGGTAAAATTGTAAAGATTTTACTGTTCTGAAAAGTATAAGTATATTCTGTATCGTCTGCGTAACCTAAATCTTCTTTATTTAGTTTTTCTATAACCTTAATTGTTGGGTTATCATTTTCTTTAAACAACAAGTCAATTCCTTTAACTAAAGGACCTCCTGAATTAAAAGTAATAATTGCAGTATTAAATATATTTATCATACCCTCGTTCAGAGCAGTATTTGCTGCGTAACCAAAAGCTCCTGTAGAAAACGCTACTTCGGTAAACTGTGATGTGGCAGAATAAGAATCATTTTCGTATTCATACCTATAAGCAAAACAAATTAGTCTTTCTTCTAAAAAGTTTTCTTGCCCCGCTAATCTAGTAAGTTCAATAGAAGGTGCTTCAATAGGTGGTTTTTTAACAACTAAAATGGTTTCAGCTAGTAGCTCGGGATTACCATCTCCATCGGTTAATAATACTGTGTTGTTGGTAGTTGGATCAAGATAACTTCTTTTAACATTGATAAATCTTGGAGGATTCAAATTGTCTGTAAAGAACAATAAGTCCTCAACTTTTGTAACTCCCGTAATTAAAAAACTTGGATCAAAATTTAAAACTGTGTCTGCTTGATTTACACCACCATCATAAACTGAAATAATATGATATTCTAAAACAGATTGTGTAGTTTCAAAAGAAACAATCATATCACATTTACCCGTAGGACTAATAGCAGCAGGAGCACTAGGATCGTGAACAAACCAATAAATAGTTTCTTTCGCTCCATCTTCAAATGCACCAATACATTTTGCATTAGCACTCAAATCGATATTAAGAAACTTTAAGGCAGTTAAAACAGTATTACCTTTACTGTTCTCCACCGAACCTATTTCAGACTGCTCAGTAGAACCTAAACGAACATTAAGAGCATCTATATATTCTCCATTAGGCACAAGTCTTTCGTCAACAGACTTGTTCATTCTACCTTTTATAAAATTTCTTTGTACTTTAGTCATACTACTTTATCCACTTGTCCCTACCTCTTAAATTCATTAAAAGTCTGCCAGGATGTATATTACTTAATCTAATTTTTGCATTTCGTAACAATGCCGTTTTATTTTTTCTAGCTCTATTTACAACATACTCTTGAACACCAAACTTTGAATTTAAAATTGTATAAGTGATATAAGCATATACATATTCTTCAAATAATTTATTTACAGTTATTTTAGAATTGTCTCCGTTTTCCATTCCATCAGAAACATATTCTAGTATACAACTTTCATTCTTCATTAAAGAATCAAAATTTATAACTCCCGCTTTATTGTCAATTCTAAATGTAGGGTTTGCGTTTGCAGTTTCTGTATTTAAACCATATCTTGCACCTATCGGAAAATCAAAATACCAACACCCTTCAAATTCAAATCCTAATAGACCAAAATAAGGACTCAATCTATTAAGATAAATACTAGGTTTTTGGCCGGTAATTCTTGCTATATCTAGATCAGAAAACTGAGGACTTAATGCAGCTCCCGTATGGTCAAAAAGAATACGAGTGGTATTATCTTGTAGGTATGCTAATGATGAGTTTACTTGTATGTTTTCAGTCATTGGTCTTATAACACCATCTTTGTAATATGATATTCTAACCCAATTCACATAGTCGGAAGGAAGAATAAATCTACATTCTTCTCCAACAGTTAATTGTAAAACTTTAATTTCTTTGAAAGCGTCATAGTTTAATTCTTGAATCGCTCTTTTTGCGTGGAATAATATCTTATATCTTTCTTCATTATTAACCAATGTATGATTGTCTGCATACATTAATTGAAAGTTGGTTACAATATCTTCCAAACTCACATATTGATAAGATCCCCAATTAGCATCTTCGGGTTGATTTCCACCATTTTCGTAATATTGATATTGTGATATATAAGCCATAATTATTTCTCTTGTTGCATTTCTTGTGCCTCTTTACTACTTGAATACTGAACAACTTCAGATTCTCTAATCGACACACCCGCATACTGTAATATTTTCATTGTCAAATCAGTTTGATCATCAAGAGGTAATTCAAAGTCTTGATAGTCGGGTTGTGATTGACTAAACACGGGTTCTCCACCCGTAATCTCTATGTAGGTCCATTTAGGTGTTTTGGGAAATCTTATGTATTGACAAAGTACATCTCCCGGTTGAAAACCTACAACATTAAAATTACCAGGATATAAAGTAATTAAGCTGCCTTCCATAGTGTAAGCGGGATATAAATCTGAAGGAGCAGTTAATAAAGATTGGTTTAATAAAGTAATTTTGTTTTGATGAACTCTTTCTGCTTCTCTTAGATTACTACCACAAAGTATTTTATTTATAAAATAATAATTACTACCTGTGGTTGCCGTTGTAGGAACACTAAAAACGGCAGATCCTGGCAAACCTATTTGCGACAAAGTAGCACTTACTGAAAAAGTATCAATTACTTCCTCGTATCCTTTCTTTAAATCCGCATATCCCGTTCCCGACTGTCTTGCATTTTCTTTGTTTACTTGATAATTATATGCATAAAAATAATCTTCAAACAAATCAAGTTGAGCTTGTTCTGCGAAAAGATTAAAGTCTGAAGGAGAAATGTATCCGTAATTGTTTTTATTTAGTACGGCTAATACTGTATTTCTAACCTGGTTTATCATTTGAAATCTTTGTTACAAAGATAAACAAAAAAAAAAGAGGACTGTTTTTGAGTCCTCTTCTTAAACTTTCAATAACAATATTTTTATGAAATAGCCGTTATTGCTTGACTTAGAGTTACATCAATGGTTGCGTCAGTATAACCTTGTCCCCAAACAGTTACAATAGCAGCATTGACTGCCGCTATATCATCAGCAGTAAAAGGAGCTCCGCTTCCTGTTGCCGTGACTTTTTTGTCGTGATAATTGAAAACAAGATCTCCTAGATTGGAAGTTCCATCTACATATAATACATCAGCACCAAAATTGTAATCTCCGATAACTAAAAATTTATTCATAATTTCTAAGATTTAAAAGGTGAATGTAAAGGCGTTTACCGGTTCGCTTAATGCCGGTATACTATATAATACTTGTGTCCATTTCTGTTCTTGGGCATTTTTGATGACACCAAATACGATGTCTACATCAGCTTGGACTAATGCCGCAGCCGAAGCAAGTTTCACTTGAGAGCCACCATTATAGTCTATGACTATATCATCATTACCATCTAAATAGCACGATGCGATGTCTTTTAATGAAAATTGCTCTACTAATCCGCCATCAATGGCGATACTTGCATACTTATTCATAATTTAAAAAATTTTATGAGTTAATAAAAAACAAAGATACAATAAAATAAAATAACAAAAATGGGGGTAAAACCCCCACTCTCGTGAAAAACTTTATCTCCGATGTTTAATCATCTAAAAGCTTTTCAAGTAGTTTTAATGATTCTATACCATCATCACTTTGAAAATAAGATGCCGTTATAAAAGTAGGATCTTCTCCAAATGGAACTGTGAGTATTTTGGTTTTGTTTTTTGGTAAATTAAACCACACTTCTTTTTTATTGTTTCTCCATTTTATTAATCCTTTAGAAATAAACATCTCTACTTTAGATTGTAACTTTAACATTGGATCATTTAATAGTTTTAAAAACTGATCAGGATTTCTACGAGCAAAAACTAAAACATCTCTTTTCATTTCCTTTGTTGTCAAAGTGTCGGGATCTTGACCAAACACCGCTCTTACAATATGTTCTAGTTGTTCTATGTTTAAATTTTTAGCTTCAATCAAAGCATCAATCTCTACATTCATATTGTCTAGTTCTTGAGCTGCATCTTTCTCTAAATTAACCTCTACAAATCGATGTCCGTTTTGCGGATGTAAAGCAAGAAACTTTTGTAAAACTTGATTGGTTTTAGGAACTCTTAAAAAACCATCTTCGAAGATTATAGGTTCAACTATAGCGTTGCCATCTTGTTCATCTTCAAATATTGATTTTTGATTTCGAGCATATCGTAATGCTCTTTGGTTTCCTGTCTCCTCGTCAAACCACAATAAAGGGTATCTTCGAGTATGTCTAGTTGGCAGCATAAAAGAAAGAGGTGCTGCATCTCTTGTTAGTTTGTAGATCTTGTCTACATATTTTTGATTTTTTTTCATTAGATTAAATTTTATAAAATTAAAATAAAGAACAGAGTCCCCGAAGGGACTCTACTCTTATTAAGTAATACTTAGTCTTGGAAAATGAAAAAGTTATTCGCACCTAAAGTACAAACTGCTCTTTCAGATAAAAAGTTCACTTGCATTGCATCTACATCAGATGTAGCTGCACCACCCGCTGAACCCGTGATCCAAGTTTTGTATCTTCTATCCTCCGTTTCAGAAGCTCTATATCTTACATGAAGGAAAGGTCTCTTAGCATTTTTACCTAAGATTTGGTCATATACAGTTGTTGATCCCGCAGGGACTAACAATCCGTTAATGTTCCCTGAAGAAGATGGTAACCCACCTCTCATTGTAGGATCATTTAAATATTTCCAATCAGATTTGTAAAAGTCATAACCTCTACGGAATCCTGAGAAACCTAAATTTAAAGCCATTTCCTCATCGTTGTCGAATAGACCATAAGATGTTCCACCCGCTCCATATGAGTTTTGAGCCGCTAACATATCGTCAATATCGAATCCGAAATCTCTGTCAACAAAGATTACATTTTCTTCAATTGCACCTTGAGCATCTAATCTGCTAATAATTGCATCAAAGTCAGCTAATGCTGCGGGGTTTCCACCGCTCCATACATTACCTCTTTGTTGCACAACATAGAAGATACCTTCAGATCCTTTGTTACCAATGTCTCCACCTGCTGCTGCTGCTCCCGAACCTACTTCAGCGGGAACTGCTTCAATCATAGATGTTTCTAGGTAATCGTCAAATCTAAGTCTAGTTTCGTGCTCAGATTTTAAATACCATAGGTAACCTGTTGCTCCATCTTCAGTTGTTATTTCAATCCATCCAATTTGTGCCATATCAGAACCACTTACTTCGTAAGTATCTTTTAATATGATTGGAGTATTTTCAAAGATGAAATCATCAGCTTCTAAAGAACCTTGCATTCCTTTAGTTCCTTTTTTGAATTCTGAACCATAAATGAAACACTCGGCTACACCAACTGCTACACCCGCTGCTGCTGCGTTACCTGAGTAACCATTAGCGTTGTAGAATTCTACTGTAAACTGATTGTTAGCTACATCAACTGCACTAACAATACCTTTAAACTCTCCTAGAGGAGCAGTTTTGTTAGCGATTACAAGAGTTTGTCCAACTCTAATTGCGATTTGTACTGTAGCACCCGAACCTGGTTGTACTGTTGAGTTAGCGGGATTTAGCACATCGTTAACTTGAAACACAACTGTTCCTTGATTAACTTGTGCACCACCCACTACACCTAATTCGGTATACTTAGTATGTAACCTTCCTTGCTCTGCCCATTTGATAAGGTCTGAGTTAGAAGGCATTTCAGCTCCTACTAATCGTAAGAAAGAGCTAATTGTTCTATTCCCGTATCTTTCGAATTCTTTTTCGTAAGTGTCGGGAAGGTACTGATTTAAGAAATTAAAATCAGTAATATAATTGCTGATTAACGGAGTTTGGTGCGAACTTGGTTGCAACGCAAAACCCGGTACAGCTTGTACTGAACCTGCCATAATTATTTACTTTTAAAAATTTATTTACTTTTTTTTATACTTCTAATTCTAAGTCCTCTTCCGCTATCAGCGTTCAAAGACTTAAACTTTGTACCCCCTTTAGATGTTACTTCGGGTGTGCTACGAGTAGTCATATTTATATTTTTCATTTTCTTCGTAACATCCTCAGTCGCATCCGATTTGCCTTGCTCATAAAAGAACTCAGCAAACTTTTGAGGATTCATCGCAAGTGCTAAAGCAGTATGATAACCTTTTGCATTGTTTAAAACACCACTCTCATCTGTGAACTGTTCAGTCCATTTAGATGGATTTAAATGTGCGTTTTTCAACTCTGCAAACGATCCTGGATTATACATTAATTGTTTTTCCCCTACCTTGAACTCAAAACCTTTGAATTCGGGATTAAAAAAATTAGATGTTTGCTCCTTATAGACCTCGCTTTTTCTTTGTGCTAAGTCTGATCTACTTTTGGCATCTGCTAAATATTGGTTATATGCTTCAATTTCTTTTTCTGAAACAGATGAAGGGGCAGGTTCGCTTGACTCAAGCGGTTGCTTGTACTTCTCTTGCATATCAGTAAAATACTTTTTGGCTTTACCAATAATTTTTTTCTTTTTGATTTTTAGTTTCTTAGCTTCGCTTTCTTCTAAATCATCAGATATATGATAATCTTCCATCAAAACTGAAATATCATCATCATCTAATCCTTCTTCAGTCGCTTTAAAATAATCTCTAAGCAAACTATCGGGATCAACATCATTATAGTCTTTTTGCAAAGCCACATAATCTTGAATGCTTCTTCCCGTTTCTCTTTTGAATTTAAAATATGATGCAACATCTTCAGGTAACTCTTCTGCGGTTTCCCTTTCTTGCATCAATTCATCAAAAGATTCAATCTTTTTTCCGTATCGTTTTCCAATATATGAAAGAACATCTTCCTCACTTAACTCTGAGGAGGGAGTTGTTTCTTGTGCTTCGTCTTTCGACTGTACGCTTTCTTGCTCTTGTGTGGTGGTGGTACTCTCATTGCTTGTATCCACTCGCTCCACTTCAGCACTACTTTTTCCATCTTCAAATTTTTCCTCGTGCTTTTCGAGCAATTCTTTTTCAACTTCTTGAACCGATTTGCTTTCGCCTGGTTCAACTGCTTTTACTTTTAATTCCATATTGATTTAATTAAATTTTGTTTATACAAAGATAATACAAAATCTAATATATTTTTTGGGGGTTATCTTGGATCAAATTCTGCTAAATCAAAACCATCTAAACTATCTTCATTCGACTCAAACTGTTGAGGTGGTAAATTGTTTTTACGCTGAATTATCAATCTAGATTGTTCGGTGTTAGCTTGACTAATTCTTTTTGATTTAGATGACTCTCTTTGTAGTTCTCGTTGTGCTAAAGCTTTTTCTGAAATCTCTCTTAGTTGTTGATTGTAACTAAACTCTTCTGCCATCAACTGACTTTTTAATTTAGCTTCAGTATTCATCTTCTCTATCTCAAATGCTATTTCAGCTTGTTTCAACTGCATTTTACCTTGCATTTCAGATTGTTGTTTTTGCTGCTCCATCTGAGCTTGAATCTGTTGTTTCTGAATTGACTGTTGGTGTTGCATTGCTTGTTGTTGCATTTGCATCTTTTCTTTTCTTTCCATCAAAGACTTTCGTTTTACTTTAAGTAACTGATTCGCTAACTTCAAGTTTTTGATTTCTCTAATGTCAATAGCATCTTCTAAATTTATATCTCCTTGTTTTAACGCAGTTTGAATATTTGCTTCAAGTTGAGCTTTTTCTTCTTCATCGGGAGATACTTCTATAAATATACCAAAGTCATATATATATAAGTCTGATATTTCGTGTAAAATACTTACATTATATTTTCCAATAGCATTGGCAAAGTCATCTTTAAAATCTGCATATTCTAAAATATCTGCAACTCTGTAAGTCAAAGCTTCAGCTAGGGTTCTAAAAAGATATAATGAACCATCAAGTATATGTCGAGTTGCTACATTTGAATTCAAAGCAGCAAGTTTTTGTAAACCAACTAAAGAGTTTGGATCGGGAGTGGAAGCATCTCTTGCTTCGTTAAGTCCCGTAACTTGCCTAATCATATTTAGATAATGATTATAATTACTAATTAACATTTGGGTTTTACTTGCTCCTGAACTTGACTGAAGCTCTTTGATAGGAACTCTTCCTTGATTAAAGTCTCCATCTTGTGTGTAACTTCTACCAATTACACTACCTGTTTGAAAATATAATCGTAAAGCATCTTCGGGATTGTAAGCATTACCCGTTCCTAAGTCAACTTCATTTAAGCCGTCTGCATCTATAAATACTCCATCGGGAACAACTCTTGCTATAACTTGTTGAAGCTTCAAGTGTGTAATTTGTATTAAGTCTGCAAAAGGAATCATTCGTCTTGTAAGAGATTCGATTACTCCTTTATACATTCTAGGTGCTACTGCAACATAGTTTGGCATAGCGTGTTGTTGTGCAGATTTTGGTCTAACCATATTTTTGGCTAACTCCCATTTGAGTATTATGTTTGTTCCCATAACCATAACACCTTCATACCACACATCTATAGTTTTTTCAAACTTTTCAAACTTACCCTCTTCCATCATTTCTACAGGTGGGTTGAATGTATCATCCTTTTCTATGACTTTACTTCGACCATCATCTAATATCTTTTTTTTATAAACCATTTTTTTAGTGGTTTTATAATTAAAATACATTAAAGTACAAGTGTCTCGATAAAATATATCGTTCTCATAAAACTGAGCCGTGTTGTAATAATCATACCAACTTTGGCTATACTGACTTATTTTTTCTAAATCCTCTCTTGTGAGTTCCGGATCTATCTTTAATAATTCAGTAATAGGTAGGGTTTTGATTTCTCCCCAATAAAAACAATCTTTAAAATGTGGATCTTCTGTATAACTGTAAACGATGTTAGCGGGATCTACATATTTGACTTCTACTCCCGCTCCTGGTAAAAACTCGTGTTTTGCACAAGCTATTCCTAAAACAGTTAAATCATAGTCAAGTCTTTTTCTAATATCAATATAATGATTCTCTTCAAATATTGTGTTTATAGCTTCTTCTTCTGCTATTTCTATTGCAGGTTTGTAATTTAACTGCATATACAAACTCATTTCTTCGTCTGTTTCAGGTAAATCATCGGGGTTCATAATAAAAGGATTTGCACCTGTTTTATCTTTGATAGTGGTTAAAACATCTTTAGCCGCCATTTGCCCCTCAATAATATCTTGATATTTACTTCTTTTAGCTTGAGACATTGCGTCTTGAGCATATGCTTTGACTTCAAACAAACGATCATTCATTCCGTTTACTACTATGTCAACAAACTTGGGAATAATAGGTACGGGTGTCCAATCTAAATTTAAATAACTTAAATCTCCATCAATCGCTAATTCGTTTTTGTATTTACCTATAGGTTGTTCTCCTCTCGCATATAACCTTAGACGATAAAAATCTCTCCATTGATTATAATATCTGCATTGGTTTCCATCTTTTTTAAACCATTCGTATTGAATCGCCTGACCAATTTGCAGTCCAAATTCGGGTGTTTCTTTCTCTGCATCAGAAACAAACTGACTAGGAAAACCTACAGATGAAATGTTTATTTTTATATCTTTCATCTATTAATTATTTCGCTATAAATTCCCTTGTTATTATACCTTGCAAAGTTAACAATTAAATTTGATTGTTTTTTTTGTGGTAAATACTTATGTTTTTGATTAGCCATAATAGCTAAACCCGTACTAATCGAAGCATCATATTTAGTTCTACTAGATATATCAAACTTTGCCCAATCCTCTAAAGTTCTGTTAAAAGGCATAAAACCCATTTGTTCTCCATTCAAACCAATATGGTTTTCTATATACGATTCTATTGCTGCTGCGTGAGCTTGTTTTACATCTTCGCTAGAGTTGGGTATACCGCCTAACTCTCTTTCTGTTTTAGATAATCTATTATAATGTTTGTCAGGTCTGTTTATACAATAGTGTCTATATCCTCGATTTTTAAAATGATATAGCAATCTAGGTTTGTTGTTTTCAATTAGAATCGGCATACCATAAAACACACAAGCCATCAATACTTCTTCGAAAAATATTTCAGCAGTTTGTGGTCGTGCAATATATTCTAGAAAAAACTCATTGCTAGGAGCATCATCCATATTAAATTTAGTCAATCCGTGTAATGAACCATTAGATCCTCTACCACCTACAGTTCCCGATATATCATAACTATCACATCCGAAAGAACCGAGATGGTCATTACCTGGATGTTTGTTGTTTTGTTTTTTTACAAATCTATTTTGTAGATTACTTTTCGGAATCCAACTAACTAAAAACCTTCCGCTTGGATTGGGAGTCCAAACAACTTCTGAGTCTTTTACTCCATCTTTCCAATAAAACGAACCTTTAGTTAAATGATGTTCTAATATTAAAGAATCATTGTAATCTATTTGTTGATATATTTTAGTTAAATTAAATATAGAAGCTTTACTTTCATCTCTAAAAGCGTGTGATTCTGATCTTGGAAACTGTCTATAATATTCATTCAAAGCATCGGGATCATTTTTTAGTGACTCTACTTCAGCATTCCAATACTCAATTACTTCTTCATTTGGCATTCCATATTCATCAATATACCCTTCAAAGTTCCACTCCATTGGAATAAATAAATTATATAATCCACTTTTAGTCTGTCCATTTGCATTTCTTTTACTTGGATTTGAATCAAGATATAATTGTTTAAATTCTGAACCGCCTTTATTTAATGCATTAGATGTTGAGCCCATCATACATTTACCAATTATTTTACTACCTAACCTCAAACAAGTTTTAGTTACTCTCCAATTGTTTAAAATATTATTTGGTTTCAACCATTTTCCGCTTTCATCGTGAACTAATAATAATAATTTTTCTCCATCATAAGAGTTATCATCTGTATTTTTCCAATCAATAGTAGTATCTAGTCCATATAACTCTTCATCAGATATATCATACATATTCTTTTTAGTTATTTTTGAAGCAGGTATTCTAAATGCTAGTTCTGATTTAGGTTTGTCCATACCATCTTGTATAGGTTTGAAAAAGAAAGGCAATCTACTAGATATAGGAACAACTTTATCTGTAAACATTTTTTTGGCATCTGAACCTGTTTTAGATAATATACCTACCCTTGAGTCTTTTGCTAGTGTTCCCGTATTTACACATTCTGAAGAACCCATATACGAAAATCCTGACCTTCTAATTTTTAAATACACAAGACCAAAGCACCTATTGTCTGCTTTACAAGCTTCCCAATATATATAAAAAACTCTGTTTGCTTCTCTAAATTCAGGATAACCCACATCAATGTTTGTCCATTGTAAATACATATAATGTGCACCCGTTATGTATGTAGGTTTGTTGTTGTTATAAAACCAATACCCTATATCTCTTCTATCAAACTCTTGTTCAATATAGTCTACCCATTTGTTTTTAAATTCATTTGGCATTGTATTCCATTGGAATATGGAATTTATTTTAGATAAAGGTTGAGGTTCTTTTTTTCTAACCCATTTATTTGTGTCTCTTTGAAGAGACTTTGGAGGTTTTGGTAAAGCAATTTTTAATCCATTTATTTCTATTATATCTCCTATTTCTCCTGTTTTAGATATAACTACAATATCGTATTTTGCATTGTATCCATAGAGCCAACTTTTGTTTCTGTTTTTGTTTGAAACAATATTCTTAGCAACAATATCTGTTATTGTTACATATAAACTATTTAGACCTTCTTTCTGCAAAACCTTGTTTAGTATCTATTTTTGTTTTTCCTTTTTCTGATATTTCAAGAATATTCTTTTCTTCTTCAATTTTGTTGACTATCTCAAACGCATCCATAATGCAAAGTTTTTTTGTTGCAGCAGCATTTTTTAATCTGTCTGCGGCTAAGTCATCTTGTGGATCAGCTTTGATTATTTCTTCTCGAGCAACTTTAACTAATTGTTCAACTGCTCGATACCCTGCGTTAATGATTTTTTCTTTTAAATCTTTTGAGTTCATTGTCATTTAATTTAATTGTAATTTGATGATCAAACATCCTATATAATTTTTCTCCATCTACTGTGAATTCGTATTTACTATCGGGTTGAAAACAAACTTTATCTCCTGGCAAAACTCCTTGACTAATCAGATAATCGTTTACATATTTCATTTTACCCATCAATGGTTCTTCACTAAATGGTTTATAAATATACGAATCTTCTGTTGGAATTGGTTTTACAAAACAATACCTATCGTGAGTATTCCAACCATCTTCGTTTTTATACATATAAAATTGATTGTGTTCTATAAAAAACAAATCGTCTTTGAAAAAACTTTTTCCGCTTTTTCTCTGACCATACATATCATTATAGAATTTAAATACATTATGATGAACAAGCAAAGTATCTCCAGGTTTTATTTTTCCTTTATAACCTAGAGGTGTTTCTTGAACGATAGCAAAACGATTTGAAAACTTGTGATCTTCTTCAGATGTGTTGACTATAAATTCACATCCTCCGATTGTTTTTGTGTTTGAATATCTTGTCCCACCCGTAGGTTTAACTATAAACAACTCGGGTGCTTTCATCAAAAATTAATATTGTATTCAATCGATATAGGCATACCGAAAAACTCTTTCCATAAAACTACAGTTTGATCATCTGTATTTTCAATATATATTTTAAATGAATCTTCATCCTTGTCGTGCTTGATTAGATGAACAAAATGACTGCCATTAAGAACCTCTTGACCTTTTAAATAATGCATTGCTCCTGACTTATAGTCAGGACCTAGTGAAATTTTTCTAATGTCCATTCAATTTAAATTTAAATTATGGAGTAATGTTTATTTTAAGAACTCCATTGGTATGATATAATCCTCCTACTGTAATTCCCGCTGCTGCTGCCGCTACATCATCTGCATAGTTTTGAGCGACCAACTGATCCATAAATATTATAGCATTACCTTGTGCTTGATTTTTATCAACAATATTGATAGCATTTGCTCTGTTACCAACACCATCTCCACATCCTACTTGAAATACTGTGCTTGATTGTCCGTTACCTAATGCAACATTATTTTTACCAAAAACCGCAGCGTTATTACCCGCAACCTCTAGGTTACTTCCATAAGCGATTGTGTTAGTAGCATTATAAGGATCTTTTAATTCTACTTGGTTACCTCCAAAAAACGCATTGTTTGCAAGAGTTCCCGCAGAGGGTTCTATAGATACACCTGATCCCGTTACTATACTTCTTTGAACAGGAACACCTTGTTGACCTACTATAGAGGTGTTGTTTCCTAAAGCTAAAACACCTTTAGCTTCTTGTAATGTTATTCCCGATTGACCTAACGCAAGAGAATTTTCAACATTATTTAAAGTTGCATTGTTTGGTCCTACAATATTCTCTTTTGCAGAAGTCAGATTGTTTGTTGTTACATCTCCTCCAAAAAGGTAATTATATTGACAATTAGTCCAATTAGCAGTTGATTTAGAATTTACCACAAAGTTATTGTTAGTCGGATTACCAAATGTTGTAGCCATTGTGACACCCGTACCATTTATAACAACATTGCTTTCATTGTCAGCTCCCGCTGATGTAAGACTTGTATTTGAAGAATTTATAACTAAATGCTTAGAAGAGTTTCCTGTTATATCATTAGGTTGATCATAGTTACTTGTAACAAATGTGCTTGAACTATT